GGGTACAGAAATTCAGACTCTTCCGGGTGGTCAAAATCTTGGTGAAATGGAAGATGTAAAGTATTTTGAACGTAAGCTATACAAATCACTGAGCATTCCTATTTCTCGACTTGAAATGCAACAGGGATTTTCAATTGGTCGCACATCAGAAATTACAAGAGACGAATTGAAGTTTTCAAAGTTTGTGTTTAGACTTCGCAACAAGTTTTCAACTTTGTTTGACGAAGCTTTGCGTGTGCAACTATCATTGAAGGGAATTTGTACCGTTGAAGAATGGGAAGATTTTAAAGAAAACATATATTATGATTATATTACAGACAATAATTTTGATGAATTAAAAAAAGCTGAACTAATTCAAAATCGAATTAGCGTTCTACAATTGGCTGATCCTTATATTGGTAAATATTTTTCAATTGAGTGGGCTCGTAAGAACATTCTAAATCAAACTGATGATGAAATAGCTGAAATAAAGAAGCAGATTGATGATGAACAAGAAGAATTGATGAAAATGGCACAGCAAACAGCTCAATTGACAGCAGTTCAAAGTGGAGCAACATTACAGCAGGATCAACAGCAGGATCAACAGCAGGATCAACAGCAGGATCCAAATAATCCAATGGCACCACAACAAGATGGACAGCCGCAAAAAGTAGATGTTGACTCAGCATTTCAAAATGTTGCAAATCCAGGACAATCTGCATTGGATAATGCAGTTCAAATGCAGTTAAAAATAGAAAATAAAACCAATCTAAATAATATACTAAGAATCATCAAAGATCGGAGAAATGTCATATGAGCAGAGACATTGTAAAAAACATTGTCGAAAATATCTACAATGATCAGTTTAACACTCTAAAAGAAGATGTTGCAAATGTTATTTCAAGAAAAGCAGTAGATGTTCTTGAAAATAAAAAAAACGAAGTAGCTGCAAATTTTTTCAATAAACAATGAAAACGCTAGCAACTTTTCTTTCGGAAACAAAAAAGCATATCGGTGATGAAGTTGTCACCGAAACAATGTCTTTCAAGAATGATCCTCCAAATATCATTGTCTTGAAACGTAAGGCTATTCGTATATTTCCAGATGGAAGAAAAGTTGCTTTGTATCATGCAGACAAGATTGACAAATATGTATCTATTCCCTACTCAGATATGACGGATAAGAATGTCATGCAGGTTCATGAAGCGTGGAGACCAATGGGAAACATTGGAATGTTGATGCAAATTGTAGATTCTGGAGAACCCAATGTGCTTACATTCCATGATAGTCTTAGCATGAAAATTGATGTAATGACTGCGCAATCAATTGTAAATCTTTATAATAGCGTAAATGAATCAAATAAAACAAAAATTGAAAAAATGGTAAACAAAGATAAAATCAATTTTTCAAAAGTTGCAGCCTTTGCTCATGGCGCACATACAGATTTGGGATAATAAAAAATGGCAAATACATCACAAAAACTAATTGATACTGAAAGAAGAGTTGTTTATAAGTGGACAGGTAATACTGCGGAACCTACAGCATTGAAAATTGATGCTGGCGGATTGAATTATTCACTGAATGCAAATAATCAGCTTCTTGGGACAGGAACTGATCGTAAATCAATTTATCGTTTGGCGCTAAAAAAGGTTATCTATGATGTTGCTCCCGGACAAGGAGCAGGTAATGGATATGTTGAATTATATTGGACAGGCACACCAAATCAGACAATAGTGACATTGTCAGGTTGTGGACAAATGGATTTTGCAGAAGGTGGTGACGGTATTATAATTACAAACAATGCAACTGGTGCTGGGGCAAACGGAAACGTTGGACTACAAACTATAAATTTTGCTTCTACCGGATGTTCATATACAATTGTTGCCGACTTTAGAAAACAATCAGACGATTATTCTACATTCGATAGGAACTAATAAAATGTCATCTACAAAAAAATTAGTAGAATCAATTTTTACAGAAGATCTAAATCAGGCATCTGAGAATCTTTCTGAATCATTTATGGAAATTCTAAAGCAAAAACTAGTAGAAGCAAAAAAAATTGTTGCTGCAAAGTATGATGTTGCTGAACTTTCCGAAGCTTTGAAAAATATTGAAGAAGTTGAACAAGTTGATGAATCAAATGTTGTTCGTATGGGTCGTCTAAAAATGATTAGAGCCCGTATTCGTGGTGGAAAAGTTCAACGTCGTGTAAAAAAATCAGCTATTCCTGGAATGAGAGTTTCTGGCGGAAAACTTGTTCGCATGTCTCCAACAGAAAAACGTAAACGTAAAATTGGTGCTCGCCGCGCAAAAATCAAGCGTCGTGCTAAATTGGCACGCGCTCTTATGAAACGTAGACGTTCATTGATGAAAAGAAAGGCTCTAGGTTTACGATGAAACTTATCAAAGAAGTTGTTGAAGAAGTTCGTTATCTTACTGAAGAAAGCCCAATGGGTCAAAGAGAACACTACATCGAAGGTGTATTTCTTCAAGCCGAACGTCAAAATAGAAATGGTAGAGTATATCCAATTGATATTCTACAAAGAGAAGTACAAAGATATACTTCCAATTACATAATGCAAAATCGTGCTTTTGGTGAATTGGGACATCCCGATATACCAACAATCAATCTTGATCGTGTATCTCATATGATCAAGGATTTGAGACAAGAAGGTACGAATTATATTGGTAAAGCAAAAATTTTGGATACTCCTTATGGAAAGATTGTGAAAAATTTGATAGATGAGGGCGCTCGTTTGGGCGTATCTTCTAGGGGATTAGGTTCGCTAAAAGCCAAAAACGGTGTGAATATGGTACAAGATGATTTTTATTTGGCAACAGCAGCCGATATTGTTGCAGATCCTTCAGCACCAGATGCATTTGTAAGGGGCATCATGGAAGGCAAAGAATGGGTTATCGAAAATGGTCAATGGAAAGAGATTGACTATGATCATGCAAAGAAAGCTTTGAATGAAGCAAGCAGACGAGACTATGAAGAAGTCAAGCTTCGCGAATTCAAAAATTTCCTTTCAAAACTTTAATTATTATAAATAGTCTAATATAAAGGAGCAATTCAAAAATGGCAAAGAAAAATCTAGCTGAAGCAGCTGCTGCTATTCTTTCAGGCAACATGGCTTCTCTAAAACCAATGTCAAAAGGTGCTGAATCTTTTGGTCAAGCTGGCGAAACTCCAGCTGTCGCAACACCAGGACAAGGTGGAACACCTGAAACAATTCAACCTGCTATTGCATCTGCAGCTGAAGCTGGCGTAGAAAAAGCCATTTCAGCAGCTCCAACAGCAACTCCACCAGGAGCAAAACCAGCTCCTGCTTCTAAGGATCCTATGGCAAAAGCTCCTCCTCAAGTAAATGAAGAGGAAGACGATAAAGAAGAAGATAAAGCTTCAAAAGAAGATGAAAAAGATCATGATGAAGATGAAAATGAAGATGAAGAAGAAAAGAAAGCCATGAAGGAAAAGGAAGAAGAAGAAAAGAAAGCCATGAAGGAAGACCTTGATGCTCTTTTCAATGGTGAAAATCTTTCTGAAGATTTCATGAAGAAGGCTGCAACGATTTTTGAAGCTGCTGTATCTGCAAGAGCTAACAAGATTGAAGAGAAGCTACAAGAACAGTATGCTGAAATCCTTGAAGAAGTTACAGAACAACTCAAGGAACAAATGACGGAAAAAGTAGACGACTATCTAAACTATGTCGTTGAAGAATGGGTCAAGGAAAATGAACTAGCAATTGAATCTGGTCTTCGTTCAGAATTGACAGAAGACTTCATTGCTGGTCTACGCAATCTGTTCACAGAGCATTATATTGATATTCCAGAAGACAAGGTCGATGTTGTCGAAGAGATGACAGCACAAGTTGTTGAATTGGAAAATAAGCTTAACGAACAGATCTCTTCTGCAGTTGAAATGAAGAAGCAATTGAATGAGTACGCAAAGAGAGAGGCGTTCTACGAAATTTGCGAAGGACTAACATCTACTCAAGTAGAAAAGATGAAGTCACTGTCTGAAGGTGTTGAGTTTACATCACTTGAAGACTATGCAGAAAGTCTCAAGACTCTCCGCGAAAACTACTTCTCAACAAAAACATCATCAAAGTCAAATAACGAAAAACTTGATGAAGAAACAGATGTTGTGGAAGAAGCCCAGAGTCTTGCAGAACAAAAAACAAAAGAAAACAAGACAGGTGCAGATCCAATCATGGACGCATATGTCAAGTCAATTAGTCGCACAGTTCTAAAATAATAATTCAAAAGGAGTTTACTAAAAATGCAACTTACTGAACAACTAGTCAACAAGTGGGGTCCTGTTCTGGATCATCCAGAACTTCCAAAGATCGCGGACCCTTACAAGAG